CCCATGAGTTTACTCATGGGCCCCTCCTACCGCATTTAGCGGGTTCGTTCTTCCGTCCTTAGGAAGCTGAGCTTTCAGATGCAGGTTTGGACCCTGCGAACGGATAGGGCTGGTGTGGTTGCGAAACCATCAGTCCTTAAAAGGTGAATGCTATGCAAAACAGAAGCAACTTTCCGACTAAACCCTATTACCAGATCTACGATGGGGTGCGTGAAGATCACATGAATATCTACCTCGACGATACTCTCAGTCAATCGAGCTATTACGGCCCGAAACTGAAGCCGTTAGGGGTTCATAGACAAGTGATCAACAAGCAATACATCGTGAGATGGAATGGGTCCTATTCGGCGAAGTCATATCTGCCCTTCGAGCATTCTGCTGAGTGGGCTGGCCCCTGTTCAGGGGTTGGTCCCGACTGCCCTTTCCTCGACTCTTCGAATGCCTATAACAGGGCACTCGATCAGTTGTATGAGGAGATTCGCGGCGGGGTCGATCTTTCAATAGATGCCTTCCAACTTAGCCAGACCGAAGCCTTAGCAAAGAGTCTATGGAACGTCTATCGAGCCGCAAATCGCTTTGATCTCCACACCCTCTACAAGGAATTCAAATCTTGGAGAGGAGGTGCAAAGAACATCTCGAATTTGTGGCTTCAATGGATATACGGGCTTAAACCCACCATAGACGATGTCGCTGGAGCTGCCCATCAACTTACAGTAGCAACTGAACGAGCTATGACTGTCGGTCTGAAAGCATCAGACCGAGAGGACATAAATATCGTTGAGATGCCTGCTGCAGTTAATGGGACAGTCTTCGACCGTAAAGTCGTAACTGGCTGGAAGTCGGCGTCCGTTGTCGGACGTCTTCGATATCAATTCACCGGAGGGTCCCTGGAAATGGCTTCCAGGCTCTCTTCGCTCAATCCTTTTTCGATCGGATGGGAATTGCTTCCCTTCTCGTTCGTATTTGATTGGGCGTACAATGTTGGCGGTTATCTACGTAACTTCGAGTCGGCTTTGGTTTCTGCTTCCTCCTTCAAAGAGGGGTGGATCACCATAGGCCAAAAGTCGCACACTGTAGGTGACATGTACGTCAACGGGAATAACCTTCCGTATAATGAGGGTTCGGGGCATGTTTCGGGCGAGACAACGATATCCCATAAGGATCGCGTTCCTCTCGCCTCCAGCCCGCTTCCGAGACCTCCTGTATGGAAGACTAATTTCTTAGGTCCTATTCGCGCCGCCAATGCTATCGCACTTTTGGGCTCAACTTTCAAACCCAAATGAATTGGCACCAGAGCACCCTTATTGCATTTCCGCATTAGGGTAACCCATTCTCTTTTGAGAAGGAGCTGTCCCATGGCAGCAGTTGCAAACATTGTGCTGAATGATGCGCAGGCGACCCCTGTGGCTCACACTTTCATCCCTCTGGGCCCCGATGCCCAAGGAACCTGGTGGTTCGAAGACCAGACCGGCTCTGCCGCGATCGGTTACAATCGAATCTCCATGAACCTGAAGCGTGTCGGGAACCCGGCCCCCGGATCTGATTCTGGTGGGCGGGTCAACCGGCTGAGCCTCGGGATTCACACCCCGAAGCTGGAGACGGTCGCGAACAACAGCGCGGGCATTACGCCCCCGCCGACGGTCGCATACGTCTGCCGAGCCAACCTCGAGCTCATTCTTCCCGAGCGTTGCTCGCTGCAGGACCGCAAGGACCTGCGCAAGTACGCCGACTTCCTCTTCGCCGATGCGCAAGTGATTGCCATGGCGGAGAACCTCCAAAACGTCTACTGACGTCAGGAGCGAGTCGTGGGTCCCTCGCTACTCAAGCCGAGGGGAACTGACCGTCGTAAGACGGACAGAAGAACCACCTTTGTATCTGGGTGGACAGTGGAACTAAAAATCCACCGCAACTCTTCGAGGTTTTTATGCATTCGGATATTCGTTCCGACATGGGCGAAGTGTTCTTCGCTCTTTGCAAAAAGGTTGATAGTCCCGTCTCTCTTGGGGCTTGGCTTCGGTATAAGTATTCTCATGCCGAGTTGGCCTCTATGGAAATCAATCCGAGAGACTATACTAATGCTGATTCATTCAAACTAGACTATTCTGTCGTTTCGCTCCTCCTTAAATGGAAAGGCTTAAAGACGAATGTCGACCTTGATGACGCAGCGCTTCAGAAATTCACACTAGCTGAAGTGAACTGTGCCGAAACCAACAAAAGGTTTAGGCGTTTAGAGACCGTCCGAAATGGACGTTTGCACGGATACCTCCATTCCGCGCAAAGAAAAATCTCTTCTCTGCTTGGCCCTTTCTCAAGGTTCTGCATAGATCAAAAGTATGGGTGGGGACCTGGCGCCTGTCTTGGTATTCCCAAGCGGCGCGCTTTCATAGATACGAAGATGTGTGAACTTCCCATCACCGTATCGCGCTCTGCTCGCAGCTTGCTGCGAAATGAGATCGAGACCGACCTTCATTGGTCAGCTTCTATTCTTAAGGTTATCCCGGACGGTCCATACTGTCTGCTGGATAGCGTCTTCCATTTGGAAGATGCCTGCCGAATAGATACGGTGCCAAAGAACGCGAAGACAAATCGCGTCATAGCAGTCGAACCTAGAGGTAACTCCTTTCTTCAGAAAGGGTTCGGCGGTTATATCCGGTCCAAGCTCCGGACTGTAGGTGTCAATCTGGACGATCAGACAGTCAATCAGCGATGGGCGAGTCAAGCTCATCGGCTGGGACTGGCAACTTTAGATCTTAAAGCTGCGTCTGACACCGTTTCCAAAGAGGTGGTTTACCACCTTCTTCCCTACGACTGGGCTTCCTCGATGGATGCCGTAAGAAGTCGCAAGGCAGTTATGCCTAGCGGCTCTACAGTCGTGTTGGAGAAGTTCTCCTCAATGGGGAACGGCTTCACGTTCGAACTTGAAAGTCTGATATTCTGGGCGCTTGCGTCCAGTGTCTCAGAGGCTCATGTTCGTTCAGGGGTAGTGGCGGTCTACGGTGATGATATCATCGTAGATTCATCAATTACCACCGAGTTGTGCCTCCTCCTTCAATTTTGCGGTTTTGAGGTGAATGACCAAAAGTCGTTCTTCTCTGGTCGCTTTTTTGAGAGTTGTGGAAAACACTACTTTGATGATGTTGATGTGACTCCCGCTTATCAGAAGGAAGAATTGAACTCCGTTTTGGAGCGGATTCGATTCGGCAACCGACTGATTCGTCTCGCTGGCCGATTCGGTGGAAGGCTCTCTTTAAACAGCTCTTTTGAGACTGCTTGGAGAGCTAACTACCGTCTCGGGTTTCACCTCTTTAGAGGTCAAATCCCTTTTGGGGCTTCAGGAGACGACGCATGGTTAGTACCCTACGTCGATTTCGATCTGACCGATTGGAATCTTAAACAGTTCCATATCGACAGTTCGATTCGCTGTAGAGTTCTATCCGAGCGAAATCGTCGTCTGTTCGCAGACGATCGATCACTACTAGCATGGTCGCTACGTAAGGGTGTTGGCCGGGAGGCCAGCACCTGGTTGGACATTCTCCCCGATGGTTACTGGGGAGAAGTTGAAGTTGTCCACAAGCCTGCCAAGCTTGTCGTAGCAGTTAGGGCAATCGAACTGCCCGGGGAGTTCGACGCGGTCTGGCATTAAGCCGCGTGAGAGGCCTTTTGGCTATAAATGGG